ATGATAGTTACTCCAGTTAATGCAACAGCAACAAGCGTTGATCTTACTGGAACATTGTTAGCTATCTAATTATTTAGTCGTCGAGTATCATTATCTGGTATAATTTACTAAGGTGATGATACTTGGCAACTACTAATAAAAACTTCAGGGTCAAAAATGGCTTAGATGTTGGCGGTAATACCGTCATTACTGGTGATGCCAATGTTACTGGAAAACTCTCTATTACCGCCAGTGCTGGCGACGAAGGTGGAGAAATATTTCTATCTAATGCCGCAACAAATACAACAATTACAAGTGGTGTAACTATAGATGTTTACCAAAACAGGCTCCGTTTCTTTGAACAAGGTGGAGATGCTCGTGGATATTATATAGACATTACAGGCGGAGGAAGTGGGGTAAGCACAAACCTTGTTGGCGGAGGATCTGCTAGTAATAGTTTTGCAACTGTTTCTGCAAACGGTACTTCAGTAGTTGCAGATTCTTCTACAGATACCCTCACAATTACTCCTGGTAGTGGAATGTCAATTGTTGGCAATGCAACATCAGATACAATAACATTTTCTGTAAATGGTGGACTAGTTCCGTCTGGAGGAACAGCAGGTCAAATTCTTTCAAAATCAGATTCAACAGATTATAATACAGTTTGGATTAATGAAGCTCCTGCTGCATCCTATACCTCAGTTGTTAAGCACGATGTAAGGCTTGCCGAATCAATTACTAAAGGTCAAGCTGTCTACGTAAGTTCTTCCAATGGCTCAAATATGGTGGTATCAAAAGCTAGTAATGCTACAGAAGGTACATCAAGTAAGACTCTAGGATTGCTTGAAAGCAGTGGTTCTACAAATAACCAAAGAAATGTAGTTACAGAAGGTCTTCTAGGGGGCATTAATGTTGGTGCAGCCGTTGCAGGAGATCCAGTTTGGCTAGGAACATCTGGAAACCTTATTTATGGTCTTACAAATAAACCAATTGCTCCTGCACACTTAGTGTTTATTGGAATTGTAACTAGAGAAGGAAATAATGGTGAAATTTTTGTTCGTATTCAGAATGGATTTGAATTAAACGAAATTCATAATGTTCTTATTGGAACTGACTATACTGCTAATTCAATACCAGGAGATAATGAGGTTTTAGCTTTTGATTCTACATCTGGTCTTTGGAAAAATCAAACAGCCGAAGAAGCAGGGGTAGCTAATCTTTCAGGTGCTACATTTACTGGCAATGTTGCTGGTACTAATATAAACGTAACTGGTAATGTTAATGCTGCTACAGTTAATGCTACAACCTTTACTGGCACTGCTGCTTTTGCAGATACAGCATTTAGTGTTGCAATAAGTAATGTAAGTAGTCTGGGAACCAATGTTTCTACATTCTTAACCACTCCAAACTCAATTAATTTTCTTAACACTATTACAGATGAAACTGGTACTGGAAATGTTGTATTTTCTACAAGTCCAGTTTTAACTACCCCAAACATTGGGGCAGCAATTGGAACATCTGTAAATGTTACAGGTCAATTAATTTCAACGGTAGCAATAGGGACAGCTCCACTAGCAGTTACATCTACAACAAGAGTCACAAATCTTAACGCAGACTTCCTTGACGACCTTCAAGCCTCAACAGCAAATACTGCATCCACAGTTGTTGCTCGTGACGTTGGTGGAAATATTGCTGCAAACACAGCAACATTTGTTAACGTAACTGCTACCAACGGTGGTAATTTAAACGATGGATATAGATTAAGAGAAACCTTGTACATTACATCAACTTCATCATTTTTAAAAGCCAGCTATCCTTATCTTCGTGCTATCAAGGTTAAAGTTGTCGGTGGTGGAGGAGGTGGTGGTGGAGCACCATCAACTAACGCAACGTCCACTGCAATCGGCGGTAGCGGTTCTGGAGCAGGATATTCAGAGTTTTTAATTACTAACATTGGTGGATTGGCGGCAACTCTGTGGGCTAAAGTTGGTGCAGCAGGGATAGGCGGTTCCGTTGGATCAAATGCTGGTGGAACTGGTGGAGAATCTTGGTTTGGAACATCAAACACAACAACAACAACAACTTACGGTCACGCATATGGAGGTGTTGGAGGAGCAGCTGGTACTGCTGCTACTGGTAACAGAGTAATTTCTGGTCGAGCTGGTGCTGATGTTGGACTGACTGGCGATCTTAAAGTTGGTGGAGGAGCTTCTGGATCTTTGTTTAACGCATCAAGCAACTTTGTTCATAGTTCTTCAGGTGGAACTTCTGGTCTTGCATATGGTGGTGCTGCTGGCGGTGTGGCTACATCCTCTGCTTCCGATGGAAATATTGCCACAGGATATGGTGGCGGAGGTTCTGGTGCAGCTTGTGGAAACAGCACTGGAACAGGTCGAGCTGGTGGAGATGGAACGCCTGGAATAGTTATATTGGAGCTGTACGCATAATGAAAAATTACTATATTGTATATAACAGTGTTATTGTGGATAGTCTTGTTATTGAAGATATATCCCAACTTTTTCCAGAAGAAGGGTATTCTTTTATAGAGTTTGATAAGAGCATTCCTGGAATTGGTTCAACATTTATTGATGGTCAATGGATACCACGAGAAGTTCCAGAAACTCTAGAATAAAAAAAATAGCCCCTTTCGGGGCTATTCCTTATTTCTTTTTAGTTTTAGGTTTAGTGTTTTCGACTTTTTCTGCAGTAAGCATCATTGTAGAGGCAAAGCTTCCACCAAAGATGTATTCTCCTGCGTGTACAATCTTAACCCAAGGGGCAGCAAATACTTCTCCACCAATTTCACGGTATTTACGACAGAACCAGTAGTCTTCAGACAACAGAATTCCGTCTTCTGTAATATCTGTCTTAAAGTATTCAGTTACCATTGCATCTGGATTAAATGCTCCAGTAGAAGTATTTAGCATGTACGATCCACAATGTGGCTTCATCATCTCAAATGCTTCCTTCTTGATAAACAACATACCAGTTCCAACCTCTGTAACTGGCACTGGCTCATTTAACTGAAAGGTTGTTTCGCCAGGAAGCATGTTCATAGCAAAGAATCCAGAATATTGTTCTAGGTTTTCTTTACCCTCAACTGCTGCACGACGAACATTATCCCAGTTAATGTTTTTCATTGGGTAGATAGCACCAATAACATCTTTGCCAGATTCAATCATGGAAATAACATCCATGTGGTCGAATCCTTCATCAGCATCAATGAATAGTAGTGCATCAGCACCAGACTTTTCAAACTCGTGTACTAGATTATTTCTAGCACGAGTAATAAGGCTTTCGTTGTAGATCTTAGAGAATGATACCTGATACCCTCGCTTTGCAAGCTCAAAGGTAAGAGCCATCACACCATCTAGATATACGCCTTTACAATTTCCCCCATACATTGGGGTAGCGATATGCAAATGCATTGTCTCTCCATCTGTTAGTTATATAAACATTATATCAGATACTTCTAGTGTGGTAAACTTAATTAGAACAATTATGGCTCAGAATCTTTATGCAAACAAGGCGTTTTCAAGACAACCCTCTGCGGTGTGGTCCCTTGATGAAACTTTGCCATCCTCTGGATTTGTAACAACCCCTGCAAATATTCCACTAACAAGCACATATTCCTATGAAACAAAATCATATGGAGACTCTCAATTTTCTGCATATTATATTGGATCTTCATCTAGCAGCTTAGGTGCAACAAACTATGGCGTACCGCTTGTTTATGGGGCAGAAAATATTACATCAATTGCTCCAGTAGCAGGAGATAACCCATCCTTGATAGTTCCAGGATTTGGATTGTTTAATCAAGATGGTAAAGCAAAGTCGATAACCCTCGAAGCCTGGGTAAGAATAGAAGCAAGATCTGTTCGTATTCCTAAAAAAATTATTGGACCAATTTCTTCAACAGATGGTCTTTATGTAAATGGTCCATTCTTAACTTTAAAAGTTGAAGACTATGTTGCATCACACTTTGTTGGTGAGTGGGGAAGACCAATGCTTATTCACATTGGCATATCTAACAATAGTGCTTTCGTTATGATTAATGGTGAGCAGGTTATAACAATTCTTTTAGATACAATGTCAATTAATTTCCCAACAAAGTATAACGACACATCTCAAAATCAAGACTGGATAGGGTTTTATGCTTATGCAGATGTTTCCCCAATAAATGTAGACTGTGTATCAATTTTTCCATACCGTGTAGATGTTGAAGAAGCAAAAACAAGATTTATTTGGGGTCAGTCTGTCGATTCTCCAGAAGTTGCTGGCACAGGAGAATCATCTCTTCCAGTAGTAATGGACTACTCTTTCTCTAAGTATGCAAACAACTACTCTTATCCAGATAAGTACGATTGGCAAAACGGCGTACTTGATAATGTATCATCTGTAAACTCTGCACTTTCTGTTCCAAGTTATGTTCTGCCTACTTTAGTATTTGAAGAAACAAGAGACATTATGGACTGGTATGATGCACAAGAAGAAAATAATACTGAGACCGTTGCTGCAGATTTAGCAGCTGGAGAATTGATAGATAACTCTATCTTTTTTGAAATGAATCCTACAAACTGGGGGGTAGACACCTACATATCATTTCCCAAACTAAATATGATAAATGATAGCTTAGATGCACTATATGCTGCACTAAAATATACAACCTTGCCAGCAGCTAATGAAACTATTTTTAAAATATACAATTCTGCAAACGAGTACTTTAGATGCTATTACACACCAACTGGATCAACAGTAAAGTATGAATTTGTTTCAAACGGAACAACCATCACATTTGATGGACAAGATGTTACACAAAACGTAATGTTCGGAGCAGGAATAAACATTCCAGCTCTTTTAAATAATGCATCTGCAACAAGTCAAATGAAGTCTTTCTTTGGCAACAAATCAAGCCTTCAACTTTATTTTTGTGGTGAGAATGGCTTTACTAATGGCTATTCTGGCAAAGTTTACAAGATCGGATTCTCCAATGCAAAAAATTATGATTTAATTAAAACCTCATTTACTAACGGTTTAGTCTCAAGCCAGGCACTACTATTAGAAAATTATGCAAACTATACCTTGTTTGGTGTTTATAACCTTGGGTCATTCGCACTTGATATTGCCACATATTCATATTGGGAAGACTATATTCCACTTACGCTATTAGCAAAAAATTCTGGTATTGCAAACACAAACTACTCGCTTGACTTTATTCAATTCAATGTTGACTATCCAGCTTCTGAGTCAATAGTTTCATCAAATGTTTCTACCGTAAATGAAATGGTAAAAACATATGTATATTTTTCAGAACTAACAAAGCCATTGCTAACAACATCAGATCTTTCAAGATCATTGTATAATTTACCATCAACAAAGGTAGTTTCTTCAAATGCATCCTGGGCTACACAAATTTATGAGGTAGTGGATGGTTCAATAGTTTATATTCCAAGTGTTAACGATTTTACAGAACTTGCAATAAACGTTAGATTTGAAATGAAGGTCCCAGGTATTTTTAGAAATCCAGTAAAGATTAGAAATATGCAACTGTCTTCACAATCTTTAAATCAAGACTCAAAAACACTTATTGGTTCAAAGCTTGGTAGAGACCTTTATCCTTACACCAAGTCTGGATCACAGTTTGTTTATGATAAATCCATAAACCCATTTGTAACATATAAAGGAAAGACCCCATACCTTTATTTAAACAAAACAAGTGGTATTCAGTTGTTAGGATCAACCTTTGATGGAACTCGTGGAATAGAGTTATCCTTTAACGAGTCAAAGAAAAGATTCTTCTATCTTGACATCCTGCAATTTGGTTTTTATTACGACAAAGCATTTTCTTCAGGTCCTCAAGAAATTTTAAGAATTGGAGACGAGGGTGCTGACAAGTTTGCTGTAATGGTCGATGGAATTGGAGATAATACAAAAGCAAATGTTTATGTAAAAAATCTAACCACTAACAGTGTTTATTTAGATTTAGATCTACATATAAACGGATTGCCCGACTTAACTCCATCTGGTGTAGTCACTACAGACGGCAATGTTTTCTATAGAAACTGGAATTTTGTATCAATCAAGTTTGACCCATCGATATCTTTTGACAAAACTGTTGGAACAATTAGAATAACTGGTCCTTTCCTGGTTAATAATATTTCACATTATCAGGTTTCAGAAGAAGAGTATGCAAACAAGGTTACTCCAACTGACTGGGGTACTGTTTTGGATAGAGAAACTAATTCAGATACTGAGACATGGACAGAAACAACCTCAACAACTTATGAACCAGCAAACGCAACCTGGTTCGATATTTATTCAGATTCAGTTGCAGAAGGTCTTGGAAAAAATCTTTCAGACGTTTATCGTGCATATTTTGGAGCTAGTATAAAATCACCAGCTCAAACCAATATACCCCTAGATTTATCAAATTATAGGTATACCACATACCTAAATGTTGATGGAGCACCAACAAATGGAAACACTGTTAACGAAAATGCGTATTTTCCTCCAATTACTATACAGTTCACAGGACAAAAAGTTAAGTAATATGTTATACTAGTGTTTATGGAAAAAGAAAAAATAGATCCAATTGAGGAAGCTCTTGGTAAAGCAAAGCTAACAGTAGTCAAAGAAGAATACTCAGACTTCGGTACATACATTTGGGTAAAAGCAAACGGTAAGCCATTTACTGACGGTGACAACAACGTTCTTTCTATTGAGGCGTACAAGAATGATCACGAACGTGTAAAGAAACTTATGGATGCCGCCGCATATTATGGCGAGGCAGAGGGTCAGGCTATCTTCTACCCAAACACACGACAGATTTCAGAGGAGACTCACTCAGAGCAGATTGACCGTATGAAGCAGGGGCTAATTCCAAATATGAATGACCTTGGTGCAGTCATTGCTGCAAAGAATACTTTAAATGCATATGGAGATGAAGACTAATGAGAGAAGAGCCTATGGAACACATTATTCGTGCAAAGATGGATAACTTTGCAGAAGAAGAAAATGTGTTTAAGGCACAAGATCCTTTCATCAAAAACTGGGACGGAATTAAGTCACTGTCTGGTCTTAATGCAAACTTTAAACGTCGTGCAACAAGAATGTCAAAGGCTGTAGACATAACACCTGCCTACCTTGACAGTGCAATGGCTACAAGTACAGGATTTAATGGAGCACGTTCAAAGGAGATTAATCCTGGAACTGTTTACCACAATGGTTACGGTCTTTTCGATGTAATTACCCCACCCTGGAATCTTTATGAACTTGCTAACTATTACGATACTTCTTTTGCTAACCATGCCGCTATTGATGCAAAGGTAGAAAACATTGTTGGGCTTGGATATGACTTCCATCCAACCAAGAGTACAATGTTCGCTCTTGAAGGCTCTACAGATTCGGCTGCAGAAAAAGCACGTAAGCGTATTGAACGTGCAAGAATTGCAATGCGTGAATGGATAGAGACACTCAATGATGATGATTCTTTTACAAACACAATGATGAAGTTTTATACAGATGTTCAGGCTACAGGAAATGGATACCTCGAAATTGGTCGCACAGTAACAGGTGAGATTGGATATGTTGGTCACATTCCCTCAACCACAATGCGAGTCCGTAGACTAAAAGATGGCTACGTTCAGATTATCGGCAATAAGGTTGTCTACTTCAGAAATTTCGGGGCAGCTAACCCAAACCCAGTAACTGACGACCCACGACCCAATGAGATTATTCACTACAAAGAATACTCTCCACTCAACACATACTACGGAATCCCAGATATTATGTCTGCGATCTCATCTCTTCACGGAGATCAGCTTGCTTCACAATACAACATTGACTACTTTAGCAATAAGGCTGTTCCTCGCTACGTTATAACTCTAAAGGGTGCAAAGCTTTCAGACGATGCCGAAGAAAAAATGTTCCGTTTCTTGCAGACCAGCCTAAAGGGACAGTCGCACAGAACACTTTATATTCCTTTGCCAGCAGACTCTGATAACAACAAGGTAGAGTTTAAGATGGAGCCAATTGAGAATAACGTTCAAGAGGCATCATTTGACCAGTATCGAATCCGCAATCGTGACGACATTCTTGTTGCACATCAAGTTCCACTGTCAAAGATTGGTGGTGGAGATGCTGCAAGCATTGCTGCTGCTCTCGCACAAGACCGTACATTCAAGGAACAGGTTGCACGTCCTGCACAAACCAATCTTGAGAAAGTTCTTAGCAAGATTATTAAAGAGAAGACAGATATTCTAGAGTTTAAGTTTAACGAGCTAACTCTTACAGATGAAATTTCACAGTCACAAATTCTAGAACGCTACGTTAAGACACAGATTATTACTCCTAACGAGGCTAGAGATCAACTTGGACTTCCTCAACGTGCAGACGGTGACGAGGTATTTCAAATGACACCACGTCAAGCAACTGACGCTCGTGCTAATCTAGCAAACAATAGACAGCGTGACACAGAGCGTACAAACAATAATTCAGATAGCACATCAACTACCACTGGAAGAAACGCACAGGGCGAAGGCAGATCGTCAGCATAAACTGTGTTATAATTTAAATGTAATAACAATGTTACATTATTGTAAAAAACGGTATATAATTAATTAATATGACTATTTCTAAAGCCCACTGGAACACAGATGGCGACAACGTTCGCCTGTCAATGCCGTTCTCAAAAGTTGACGAAGAGCGACGTATCGTCTCTGGCTTTGCTACGCTTGATAACCTTGACAAGCAAAACGACATCGTTACTCCAGAAGCTTCAATGAAAGCTTTTGAAAAGTTCCGTGGTAACATTCGTGAAATGCACCAGCCCAAAGCGGTAGGTAAAATGGTGTCATTCAAAGAGGACAAGTACTTTGACCCAGAGTCAAAGAAGTTCTATTCAGGTGTTTATGTTTCAACATACATCTCAAAGGGTGCTCAAGACACTTGGGAAAAGGTTCTAGATGGAACACTCTCAGGATTCTCAATTGGTGGCAAGATGAATCAGTGGGACGATGCCTTTGACGAAAAGATGGATGCCACTGTTCGCATTATTAAAGACTATGATCTTGTAGAGCTTTCACTAGTTGATACCCCTGCAAATCAGTTTGCAAATGTTTTGTCTGTCGAAAAGGTAGACGGTGTTGACGTAATCACAGGAGATAGCATGGACGTAGAAATTGAAAATGTTTTCTGGGACGAAGCAAACGGTATCGTAATGCTCTCAGCAAACGAATCCGAACTCAGCCCAACAACTGGTGCTGAAATGAAAAACATCGGCTTTGTAGAAAAGTCAGATGCAGAAAAACCAGAAATGGTAAAGTTCTTAGTAGATAGTGCTAAAGGCATTAATACTTCTAAGATAACTAAGGAGGTAAGTCCTATGACTGATGAAGTAAATGAAACAGTCGCTGAGACAGTAGAAGAAGTCGCTGTCGAAGCTGAGG